CAGTTGCTAATTCAGTTGATGCTGAACTAAATATTTTTTCACCTCTTGCAGCAACAATGTTATTATTAAAAAATGCTACCATCAAAACTTTTTCAGAACTAGAAGATGTTTGAGGTACAATATGATTACAGTGTTTTCTAAAACCGTTTATTCTTCTATAGCCACCCTCAATGTCAGGCTCAAAGTTTAATAACTCTAGTGCTTGACCTGGTTGCATAATAAATGTTGAACGACTTTTAACAAGTCCTCCCTCGCATACAAATGCTGAAGGGGATGTTTGCGATTGGTCAGGCATATTAGTTTACTCTTGTTGTTATATCAGACGTTTTAGAATACCCTTGTCTTGGTATAAAAGTTGACCTAACATAGTCAAATCTATTAACTAACAGTGTTTGCATATTTTTTATACCTTGCTCAAATCTTGCAAAGTTAATACCATACTGTTGTGTTTCACCTCTATACTGATATACAAATGCTGTAGCACCATCTGCTATAACAGGTGCAAATCTATCAGGTATAGTTGTTGTATCACTGTGTGCTGTCATATCACTTGGAAAAGCAAAATAGTCATACTTTATTGAATATGACTTATCAGGATATGGATATAGTATATAGTTATTATCAGGTGTTCTAATAATAGACTGAGGTATACCACCTCTATCAAACTGTGCTACTTGAACTCCACTATCGTGAGCAGATGCTGTTGTTCCATTAGCACCTCTAGTTGCTCCTGTAAATGTAGTAGATGAACCTATAGCTGTATATGTTATTTGTTCATTACCAACAAATAATGTTCCTGCACTGTCAAATCCTGATGTGCTTACAACAGTAATTGTAGTAACTGAATCTGTATGGGATGTACTTAATGTTGTTGTCTGTATTTCATCTTCTTGTGTGATATACGAATTAACATAGTCATTGTAGTTTAATATTCTTAACCTACCACCACTCGTGCCTAAATCATTGTCTCGTACTAATCTAAATGTATTATAATCTATAGTCTTACCGTCTGTAGGTATACTATATTTAAAAGTACCTGCAGTTAGTGTTTGAGTTTTTGTTGAGTGGTTAAATGGATATTGAAATTCTTTTTGATTAATAAATCGAACAGCTTCATTAACTGCATTTTTACACTGAGTTTGGATACCCCTAGAAGATGTAAAATTAGAAGAAGTTAGTTGTACTTCATTTAATCTTGCTATTACTCTATTTGTGTGTGTGAGAAATGATTCAGCCATTCTATGTCCTAAGTGTATTATAAGAGGGCAAGTTGCCCTGCCCCCTAATATATAATTGAGTTACGCTAATGTATCTCTGTCTACTTCGTCAGCAGCCATTGAGCCAATGTCATCAATGTCCATGCAGATAGCAAACAATCTGAGTTTTCCACCAGTTGTTGTACCTGTCATAGCTTGAATTTCAATGTCAATAGTATCTGAAGTTCCACCAACAATAACTGGAGCATAAGCTGCAGGAGTAGGAGCATAATCACCTACACTTGCACCATCAAAGTCAAAACCATCAACAAAGTTGTCGAGGTCTCCACCTGTTATGCCAAAGTCAAAATCAGTGTCAGTAGAAGTACCAGCGTGTGCTTCTGTAACTTCAAACCCTGCATGAAGTATAACAGTATTCGCAGGAATAGTTAAACCTGGAATAACGTCATTAGCTGCAAGTGCTGTTCCTTTATCAGAAGCAGCAGTAGCAAAGTTAAGTTCGTGCTGAATAAAGTATGGTTGTCTACCTCTAGACCCCATACCTCTAGCAACTGAAGTTGTATTATCGCCTAATGCCATATTTAATTCTCCTTTAAGCTAAGTGGTACTTGCATCTAACAAGAGCTTCGGGTCTAAGTATTTTTCGACCATACAAATGCATACCACGAACAATATCAGCAAAAGAATCAGGGTCTCTATAAGTCTCTGTCTTGTTGATTTGTTCAGCAGTAGCTACAGCAGAACTATGTCCTGCAACAATCACACCAAAGTTTGTTGAACTGTTTGCTCCTGTATTTGAAGAACCTGTTCCAACAGCAGGTAGATTGTTTGATTGGTACACTTTAAAACCATGTAGGTTATTAAGGATTAGACCATTCTGAAGACCAGTTCCACCGAAATCGGCATCAAATAGTCTTGAGTCTTCGTCTTTTAAAACCTCAATAAATACTGGGTCTAAAACTAACCATCTTCCGTTAGTATCTACGTTTTGCTGGTCAAGTAATCTTGACATACGAGCAATAACTGTTAATGGGTGTCTATCACCATTTGCAGGAGCAGCACTTGTAGCTCCACCTGTTCTAGGTAAGATAGCAACAGCATCACCTGATGACCCACCGAAATCTTCAGCATCAATTAACATTGATGTTAACAATTCGTCTGAACCAGCAGTTGAAACAGCTTTTGCACCGTTTACAGTTGAGTTTACAGTATCAGCAGCACCATGTAATGCTGACTGTTTAAAGCCTGACAAGTAACCAAGAACATCTTGGTCAAATTGGTCAGCTAGTCTATATGCAGCACGGTCTGAAGCTAACTGTTGAAAGTTAACGTGACTGTGTGCTTCTTCGATATCATCAACCTTAAATGCAAAGTAATTAGCTTTGTCAATTGTTAGGCTGAACTCTTCATCGTCAAGGTCTTGAGGTGTTATTGTTGTACCTCTTGTATAAGCCTTAACTGTGATTTCAGGTTCTTTAATAACCTTTACGGAATCACCCATGTTAGCAATCTCGCCAAAGTAATCTGAGTTAGTGATTTCTTCAACGACTGATGACTTGCGAAATGCAAGTTGTACCTGTTTGCTGTAAATAATTGGGCTAAAATTACCGTTAGGAAGATTACCATAACCTGCCGCACTTGAAAATGCCATAAGTTATTCTCCTTTTAAGAATATTTACACAGATGCAAAACGTACAAATTTATTAACAAGGGCTGACTTACGTAAGGTGCATATCATATAAGCTGTACATCTTATAATCAATGGGCTATGTTTATCAGGTATTCTATTAAATTATTGTTGTTTGCTGATTATATGTAAGCAAAGGTGTCACATATTTGTGGGCTTTACTTACAGTATTATATATAGTTATATATATAAATTCTTATTTGTCAACAGTTTTATTTTGTTCTTTTGGTACTTCAACAAAACTAAAGTTGACACTAAAGGAACGTCTTTCTCCTTCAGTTTTAAATGGATAAACACAATGAAACAATTCTGCAGGAAATACATAAAAATCTCCTACTTGTGGTTTAACCATAAAATTAGTTTGGCTATATCCTGATGGTGTACCGTGAGCAAATTGTATATGCCCATTAGCAGGATGATGGTCTTTATAATCCTCTTCCCACTCTTTTTCAATACCATCAGGTAATGCTAAATATCCAACACAAGACATCCTAGCTCCAGTATGAATATGTAAAGGATTATATTCATTTTGAAACTGTCTTACAAACCATCCTGAAACAATCTGTATTCCATAATTAAAAGTCTCAGTGTCTAGTTTCTGTGTTCCAAAAGAATGTCTATACTCAACGTAGTTATGTAATCTTCCTATAAATTGTGAAAATTCATCTAACCATAGTTGTTCTATTTCTTTACTAAACCTTAACTCTTGTTTAACTTTACCTACTAAGTTATCTGACCAATCCTCTAAGTTAGGACTCATTAACTTATTCATCTTTTTAACAAAGTTAGGTGTCATCTTTTTGTATCCCATTACAGGACCAAAAGGTGCTAAGTACTCTTCTTCCTTTTTAGGAATATATATTTTACTGTGATGTGCCATAATGTATTCCTATCTTGCAGAACCTGATACATCATATATAAATGTACCACTACGTATAGATTCCATTATAGCATCTGAGTTTTTCTCATACTGTTGTGCTGACATTTTTTGAACATCAGACTCTCTAATACCACCTTTATTTTTTTCTTGTGGTTTGTTTCTCATATTTCTTGTTGAAACAGTTCTTGCTACATCATCTGATTTTCTACCACTTTCTTTCTTTATATTCTTATCTACTTTATATAAGTCTATAGCTCGTGCAGCAGACTTTGCATCATTATCATTTTCGTACAAAGCATCTTGTACCCACTTAGGCTGTTCCTCTGCCCACTCGTGAAAGTCATCGCTTTCTCTAATATCAGCAAAGTCAGGATGTATATGTAATAATTCTGCTTCAGCTTTTTCTTTAGATGCAGAAATTTTCATTTCATCAATTGCTTGTAGCTTCTTTTGTATATCAGCAGATTGTTCTTTAGCTTTCTTTATAGCAATTGTTTCAACGATAGCAGCAACATCGGGATACTTAGATACCCAAGCATCTAAATCTTCTTCAGATGTTGGTAGCTTCATTTCTTTTCTTGTTGCATCAGATAGTTGATTTTCTAATGCTTCTATCTTAGCTTTAAATTCTTCTGATTGTTTTTGTTGATGTCTTCTTAAATCAGAGTATCTTTTTTTAAAAGTTTTTTCTTCAGGGTTAGAAGGTTCTTCTTCTTTTACTTCACCTTTTTGCTCTTCAACTAATTCCTCTAATTCTTTTTCTTCTTTTTTAACTCGTTCTTCGTTAGAGTAAGGCTTAGTCATAAATGCAACTTTCTTAGGTGTTGCTTCCTTTGTCATATCTTCTGTCATTTTATTCTCCTTGTTGGGGTCAAAGTAGCCATCATTGGGGTATGAGTAGCCAACAAACTAGGTATTTATCGTGTACCTAAACCACGTCTTACTACAGTCTTTACAGGTTTCTTTAATTTTATTAAACCCATAATATCAGGTCCTAGTATTTTTGCTAAGACCCTACCCTCTGCTGTTCCTTGTAAACCTCTAACTATTTCTTTTTCATCTTCTGTAAGAGAAGCGTATCTCTCACCAAATACTCTAATTAGTTCTTCCATTTAATTTTCCTACAATATAACATAATGGCTCTAGTATTGCTCTTTCAACTGCACCAGCCCAATGTCGCTTACCTTTTTTCTGCATCCAAATATCAGCAGTTCTTCTACGTGCAACACCCTCTAACCACTTTCTAATAATCTTATTAGATGTATTATTATCTTTATATGCGTATCTAACAAGTGGTTTAAAAAGAATATGATAACCTATTTGATAGTGTTTGTCAAGTGTTTTACTTTGATTTAACCAAATTGTTTGTCTAAAAGAACCAAAACCATATTGATTATTCATAGCAGTACAAACTATTTTATCATCTGACTTATCTTCTTTTTCTTCCTTCTGTTCTTTAACTACTTGTTGTGCAGCTTCTTTAGCAGACTTACCACCCTCTTTTGCTCTTACAGTACCACCAGGTTCTCTTGTTCTAACTACTGAACCTGCTTCAGCACCTGAAACACCAGACATAACATTACTTACTCTTTCTGCTTGTCTTTGGTCTTTTTCAGATTGTTCTCTTTGTTGTCTAGCTACTTCTGCTTGGGCTTCTATTGCTTGTCTTTCAGCTGCTGCTTTATCGGCTGCTGCTTTTGCTTCAGCTACTTTAGCTTTTTCTGCAGCTATTGTTGCGGCTTCACCTTTAGCTCTAGCAGATGCAGCCATAGCATCAGCTTTTCTATCCTCAGATGCTTGTAGTGAAGCTGCTTGTTGCATAGCCATTGAGGAAGTACCTCCCATTTTACTTGCATCATCTAATGCTTGTTGGGTTTGTTTTACAGAAGGTCTTTGTAATTCTGTAAATTCTTCCATACCTGGGTCATCAGTTGTATCTTGTGTTTCGTCAGGTTCAAAAAAGAAACCACCTCTTATAAGATTGTTAGCTCCATCAAAAGTTTGTCTATAATCTGGTTCACTTCTTACAAAAGGTTTTTTAAATCCTTGCCCTGGTTTTGGAAATCCAAATCTATTTAATTCTAAATCAGGATTTTTAATTTGTTTTGTAACTTGTGTATCTAGTAAACCAAATTTTAATTTATTTGCTGGTGATAAAGAACTGCCTTTTCTATTTCTATTTTCATCTAAAAAGAAAAATTCATTTGTGTTAGGGTCTCGTTCTATTTCAATTTCACCTGTACCAGGACTA